TTAAATTTAGAAACTATTCTTTTAACATTTGAAACCATGGCGTTCCAATTGTCAGGTGCAAAGCGTTTTTGTGCTAAACAAGCAATTAAAAGAATAATTGCTAACGGAATTACTACTTCCATTATTTAGATTCCTCAGGTTTGTTTTGAAGCTCGTCAGTTTGCTCGTCAATATTTTCAACAACTGTATCAATTACGCCTTCGTAAGTTTCGGTTACTGTGGTAACAAGGCCACTAACATCTTGCAAAGCTGCACTTGAAAGATTGCCTGCTGTTTTAACAGTTGTATCAACTGTAGTCATAGCAATATCTTTGCCACCTTCAATCACTGAATTAACAGTTGCACATGAAGTTGCAAATAAGCCAACTAAAATTAAATATACATTTTTCATATTAACCTCTTTTAAAATACGCTGGCAATCCAATCATAGGTCTACCGTCATACTTATTACTTTCGGCATTTTTGCCGCTAGCATCATTATAATGCAAAAACACCTGTCCGCAATCTTTACCTTTAAATGATTTGCGCCAGTGTTCTAATTCACAACCACGATACATAAGCATATCGCCTGGTTTTAAGTTTACTTCTACGCCTTTTTTACCTTCTTCACCTGATGGTTCTAAGAATATAGGCCAATCATCACCACCTAAATTCATGGTGGTAGATATTTCGCAAGAGTATCTATCTTTATGTCTTTTTAACCCATCACCTTTTTTATAGATTCTTGCATATGAATAAGTTTCAGTTAGCTTTACACCTGACTCTTTTTCCATAATAGGTTTAACTTTTTGTAATAAAGTTTCCATAACGATATCTGAGTAATGTGAATAAGTTTCAGGTATTTGTTGATCGTTCCAAACTCCAAAGTATTCAGTAAATTGTGAGATATATTTTTCATCAAACAAATGTCTTGCTACTGCTCTTTTATTTAAAAAGTATTGATAACAAAAATCTGCTAACTCTGTTGATATAGCACCTTTAATAACTTGGTATTTATTTTTCTTAAAGCTCATCTAAATGGATATCCTAAATTCCAACACACTAAGGAGTGTCGTATTCCTTTGGTAACTGGTTTGACTCTATGCCAAACAAAAGATGGAAAGATAATCACACTACCTTTCTTTCTAATTTCTTCACATATTCTTGGCTGTGAGCCTTCGTCTGTGTTTCTAAAATCAAATTCTAAATCTCCACCTTCATATTCATTAGGATCAGTTAAAGATACAGTCATGCTAAGTTTTCTTAACTTACCATGTACATTTTGATTTTCAGGATTGTTATAAGGTTCTTCGTAGGAATCGCAATGCCAGTCGTAAAACTGACCTTTTTTGTATTCAGTAAATTGACAAGCTTCTGACCAATCCCATTCAAAATTCCAACCAGCGTTTGCATTTGCTTGGTGTATGTAGGGTTGTATTTCTTTGTATATCCATGTGTCGTTCATCCATACCACATCAGACTTGCGTTTCTTTTGAATGTTTTTAAGTTCTAGTTTGGTGAGATTATTTTTATTAGACCCACCTGTAAGAGCCGTTTGTTTATCTTGCTCTTTACCATAACGAACAATATCGTCACATATTCTTTCAGGTATTACAGATTGAAAGTACCAGTAGTACCATTTTAAATTCATGTGTAAATTATATCTTATTTACACCCAATCATCGGCTTTAATTTGTCTATATACTTGTCTTAAATCCCAACAACTTGATGCTGCTTGAGCCGCTGGTTCTTTTACAATAACAACTCCTGAACCGCCTGATCCACCTGCTTTTATGTTTGGGGCTGGTGCTGCTCCATCTGCTGCTCCACCACCACCACCAGTATTAGCTGTACCTGATCCTCCTGGTTGACCATCTCCTGCAACAGAACCACCATCTCCACCCCCGCCATTACCACCTGAACCTGGCGTTCCTGAAAATCTTGCTACGCTTCCACCACCACCTGCTCTAACTACAGGAGAACCAGTGATTGAGGATGCTACACCAACACCACCATCAAATCCTTGTTCTGAAGTTCCAGAAGCCGAGACACCAACAGCACCAGCTCCGCCGCCTCCTCCTCCAGCTTTTTGACCATCTGCATACTTAGCAGCACCACCATCATAACCTTGATTAGCAGTTCCAGCTCCTCCCGCAGAAGTATAACCACCACCCCCACCTGAGCCTCCTGCTGCATCGCCTGCTGGAGAATAGCTCCATCTCGCACCACCGCCACCTGCTGAAGTTATAGAGCTTGGTGTACCTAAAACTGAATCTGAGCCTGTAGTTCCAACATTTACTGCACCCGCGGCACCACCTGCTCCCCCTGCTCCAACTGTAATTGGATAAGGACTTCCGCCTGATACTGGAGTAGTAGATTCTGCCGAAGCTCCGCCACCTGATGATTCACCAGGTACTGATGAACGATATCCACCTGCTCCGCCACCACCTGAACCATTTGTATTTGTTCCTGCTCCACCACCACCTGCAACAACAACATATTGAAGTTCTGTTGTTAGTGCTCCTGTGGTTAAAGTTCCACTAGAGTTAAAAGTGGTTATTTGTTCTGCTTGATTTGTTACTGCTTGTGCTGATCCGATTAATCTTGGCATATTACACCCATGTTCCTGCTTTTACATTTTCGTAAACTGCTTCCATGCTCCACATACCTGATGCAGTAGTTACTGCATTTTCTCTTACAATTACAACGCCTGAACCACCATCACCTCCAGGAACATTTCCAGGAAAACTTGATCCACCGCCGCCACTTCCTGTATTGACAGTTGCGTCTATTCCATCTCCTGGTGATGCAGCACCACCTGCACCTCCACCACCTGCACCACCTGATGATTGTGTTCCAGGATTAAAAGTTCCTCCGCCTCCTCCACCTGCTCTTGTTACATCAGAACCTGAAATTGTTGAAGGCTGTCCTGCTCCACCATTACCACCACCACTTGATGTTCCTTTTACTCCTACAGCACTAGCTCCTCCGCCACCGCCACCATCTTCTTCTCCAGGTTCTCCGCCTCGTTGTGCCCCTGCTCCACCATCATTGCCTTGAGAAGGACTTGTTGGAGGTGTGTTTCCATTTCCGCCAAAACCACTAAAATATCCACCGCCACCAGAACCTCCAGATCGACCTGAAGTAGATGTTAAGGCAGGGTCAGGATTTCCTCCTCTACCTCCACCACCACCTGCTGTAGATGTAAGTGGAGAACCTGCACCAAATACTGAATCATTACCATCTGCTCCTCTTGTAACAGTAGTTGCTCCTGCACCTCCTGCTCCTATAGTTACAGGAACATCACTTGCTGGTATTGGATGGTCTGATATTTCTCTATAACCACCTGCTCCACCGCCACCGCCAAGCTGTCCTGCACCTCCGCCACCCCCTGCAATAATAAGAATATCTGCTTTGGTAGATGCTGCTTGTGCTGTAAAAGTACCGCTTGAATTAAATGTAGAAGTTCTAGCTGCTTGAGTTGCAGTTGGGTTATCTACGCCTATAATTCCACCATTAAGGTCAGCCACGATTAAACCTCATTCCATTGAGTATTAGTAGCATCCCATTGATAATTGGTTATAGTTTCTCGATCATCACCTGTATAGGTTTTACCCAACCATTTTTGATTATCTTCATCCCAAGTTATTAAAACAGGATTAGAACTTATTTCTGTAACACTTGGATAAGTGACTGGTGATTGCCAGTCATCATTGCTATCTAAAGACCAAGATGCGTAAGGTTTTGGTGATATGAATTTGTTTTTAGAAGCGTCATAAGTATAGCCAATACCTGCATATTGTTTTCTAAAATTATTATTGTATGAAGTTTGTTTCCAAGCTGTACCGCCTGTTGAGTGTGGAACGATAGATGCTACAAATGTTTCTGCATCTGCGTGTTGATCGCCACCATTGGCATCTACATCATCGTTGGATATTACTACTACTCGTAATACTTCGTTGCTTGAATTAAGTTCTGCAAAGTGAGCCATAATTAAATACCTCCTTAAGCGTCATCTAGTTCTTCGTAACTAA